TGTACTTTTAGTATTGACATCTCCACTGGCTATTTTATTTTATTCCGTATTTGCTGAAGATGAAGAGATACAAGCTAAGTTAGATTTATATTTTATGAAACTTCAGGAAATGCCATGGTGGATAGTTTCATTATGGGTATCTGTCGTTGCAGCGATATATGGAATCAAAGCAACTGACTTAATTAAAACTAATGGGAGTAAAAAATAATGTCTAATAGAAGATATAATACACAAACTAGAAAAAATTTTTTATCAGGCGGACAAGCAAAATTAGATAAAGATGGTGATGGTAAAATCACTGGTAAAGATTTTGCTATGTTGAGAGGTAAGAAAAAAGACAACAAAAAGAAAAAACCATCTATGATGGCAATGGCTATGAAGGATAAAAAATAATGGCAAAACTTTGTCCAAGAGGAAAAGCAGCAGCAAAAAGAAAATTTAAAGTATATCCATCGGCATATGCTAATATGTACGCTTCTGCAGTTTGTTCAGGCAAAGTAACACCTGGTGGTAAAAGAAAAAAAGCTGCTGATGGTGGATTGATGGCAGGCATGGCTAGAAAAAGAAGGATGAGTTGTGCGTAAAAATTTTGCAGAAGGTGGTTTGAGAAAATGGGTAGCGGAAAAATGGGTAGACATCGGAGCACCAAAGAAGGACGGGAAATATCAACCGTGCGGGAGATCGAAGGGGAGCAAAAGGAAGTATCCAAAATGCGTTCCACTTGCAAAAGCCACACAGATGACAAAGTCGCAAAAGGTGAGTGCTGTCAGAAGAAAGCGCCAAGCCCAGAACACTGGCCCTAAACCAACCAATGTTTCAACTTTTACAAAAAGAAAAAAAGTAATGGGTGGAGGCTATATGGGTAGAAGTATTAAAGGTGAGTATGGTGGAGTAAATTTATCAAATCCATCTTATGTTAAATATTATAAAGGAATGATTTAATGTTTAGAAAACAATTTCAAAAAGGATCACCTAGAATATTTGATCAATTAGAATCAAATGTACCTTATCCAAAAGGTGGTAGAGTTGAACTAGCTAGAGGAAGTAAATCTCCAGCATGGCAACGTAAAGAAGGTAAATCTGCATCAGGAGGCCTGAACCGTAAAGGTATTGCATCTTATAGAGCAGCTAATCCTGGATCAAAATTATCAATGGCAGTAACTACTAAACCATCTAAATTAAAGAAAGGTTCTAAAGCTGCTAACAGAAGAAAATCATTTTGTGCTAGAATGAAGGGTATGAAAAAAAGATTGACTTCAGCTAAAACAGCCAGGGATCCGGATTCAAGAATTAATAAATCACTTAGAAAGTGGAATTGCTAATGTTTGATAGATTCATGTACAAAATTTTAGGTAAACTTGACTTCTTATTTGAGGTTGCTATACCTAGTACCTATGAGAGACTCAAAAAAATTAGAATCTTTTCTAAAAGAAAAAGAACTAAAAGATAAACAACAAAGTCTATTTACGAATCTTCGTAAAGAGGTTGAGACCGGTGCGAATGGCACTCAAAAATACGTAATCAAGAAAGGTGAAAATAAAGGTAAAATCGCTGATGTTAAATGAAGAATTAGTAATATTAAATAAAATACAAAAATATTTAAAAGAATCTTATCAAAATATTGGAGATGCCATGATTAGTGGTGGTATTGACAATATGGAAAAATATAAGTATATGATGGGACAGGCACATGCCTATTTAAAAATATCACAGGAAATCTCTAACCTGCTAAAACCAAAGGAGCAAAATGATACTGAGAGAGAGCAAGACACAACCAACGTCGTCCAATTCGGACAACGAGAAGATTAAACCCGCACTTCTAGAAAAATATGATGAGATGCATAAAGAAGAAGTCGATGGTTATGAACGTTTAAAAACAAAAGAATCCGATAAATTACCTAAACCTACTGGATGGAGATTAGTTGTACTTCCTTTTAAGATGAAGGAAAAAACTAAAGGTGGATTATATCTTGGACAAGAAACAATAGAGCGACAACAAATTGGTTCTACGTGTGGACTTGTTCTTGCTATGGGACCACATTGTTATGACAAAGAAAAATTTCCGGAAGGACCTTGGTGCAAAAAAGGCGATTGGGTAATTTTTGCAAGATATGCTGGATCAAGAATCCAGATAGATGGAGGGGAAGTAAGAATGCTAAATGACGATGAAGTTTTAGCAACCATCGATAACCCTGAAGACATACTTCATCAATACTAACATAGGAGATAACTATGCCCGACATAGAAGAAAATAAAACTGTCGATATTGATACATCTGGTCCAGGTGCTGAAGTTGAATTAGAAGATAATTCAAAAGAAGAAAACACATCCCCAGAAGTAGAAACATCTGCTGAAGATACTTCAACAGAAGTTGAAGCAAAAGAAGATACGAAAGAAGAAGCCACAGAAGCTACAAAGAAAGATACAGAATTAGAAAATTATAGTAAAGATGTACAAAGAAGAATAGCAAAGCTAACACATAAATGGAGAGAGGCACAGAGAGAAGCTGATGATGCAGCAGAATATGCAAGAGCACAAATTAAATTGCGTGAAGCTGCCGAAAAGAAAATCTCTAAGCTTGAACCCGGATACCTGAAGTCTACAGAAGACAGTATTGTATCAGGAATCCAGGCAGCACAAGCTAAACTTGCAGCAGCTAGGGAAGCAAATGATCTTGCCGCTGAAGCAGAAGCTTTAACTGCTATTTCTGAGTTAGGTTATAAAAAAGCTAGACTCGAAGAAACTAAAGTAGCTCAAGAAGAGTTTAATTCTACTAAAGCTAAAGAGGTAAAACCTGAAATAACTTTAAATAGAAGAAGAACTGAAGAACCAACACCCGATCCAAAAGCTGAAGACTGGGCAAGTAAAAACACATGGTTTGGTAAGGATACTGCCATGACTTATACTGCTTTTGATATTCATAAAAAGCTTACGGAAGAGGAAGGCTATGATCCTCAATCTGATGAATATTATTCTGAAATAGATAGAAGGATTAGACTTGATTTCCCCCACAAATTTGATACAAATAGATCTAATTTAGGGGAAGGATCGACCAAACCCGTACAAACAGTAGCTAGTGCGAAGCGAAGTACAAATACTGGTCGCAAGATTGTGAGGCTCACACCATCACAAGTAGCAATCGCAAAAAAATTAGGTGTGCCACTTGAAGAATATGCGAAACAATTAAAAATCACGAAGGAGGTATAGCATATGGAAAACGATAACGACAAAAGAACCTCGCGTGCGAGTCAAACTAGGGAAAAACAAAGTAAGCCTAAAGTTTGGTCTCCACCATCATCTTTAGATGCACCACCTGCGCCTACAGGATTTAGACACAGATGGATAAGAACTGAAACATTAGGATTCCAAGATACAAAAAATGTAGCTGGAAGAATAAGATCAGGATATGAATTAGTTAGAGCTGATGAATATCCCGAGTCAGATTATCCAATTGTTGAAGACGGCAAATACGCAGGAGTAATCGGAGTTGGTGGCCTTGTGCTGGCAAGGGTACCGGAAGAGATCGCGAAACAGCGTTCAGACTATTATCAAAATATGCATGACGACAAAGTCAAGGCAGTTGATAACGATCTTATGAAGGAACAGCATCCAAGTATGCCGATCGATATCGATCGACAGACGCGTGTAACTTTTGGTGGTACAAAGAAATCCTAATTAAGAATTTCTTACCAACTGAGTACACTTAAACTTAACAATGTCTAAGGAGGACAACTAATATGGCAAATAAAGATGCTGCTTTCGGTCTAAGACCGATTGGAAAAGTTGGACAAAATAGAGATAACCAAGGTTTGAGTGAATACGATATAAACACGACTACTAGCACAATTTATTTCCAAGACCCTGTGAAAGCAGTGGCTGATGGTGGAATAACTGTAGCTGGTGCCGGTGTTGAATTATTGGGTTCATTAAACGGTGTATTCTATACTGATGTCTCAACTTCAAAACCTACATGGTCTAATCACTATGCTTCAGGCAACACTGCTACAGATGCAGTCGCGTTTGTTTCTGATGATCCGTATGAAAGATTTGAAATACAATCTGCGGGCACAGTTTCAACTGCTGACATTTTCTTAGTAGCGGATATTGCATACACAGCTGGTGATTCTGCTAACTATGTATCAAAAGCGGAAATATCTGGAACTATGACTTCAGGTGCTTCTGCACAACTAAGAATCTTAGGAATCTCAAAAGATCCTGACAATAACGATGCGGCTTCGGCTAATACAAACGTTGTTGTTAATATCAATGAGCATGTTCTAAATTCTGCTAATGGAATCTAATAGAGGAGAATAACTATGGCGATATCTAGAGGACAACTAGTTAAAGAACTAGAACCAGGTTTGAATGCTCTATTCGGTCTGGAATATAAACGTTATGAGAATCAGCATGCTGAAATCTATACTACTGAATCTTCAGACAGAGCGTTTGAAGAAGAAGTTATGTTATCAGGTTTTGCTCAAGCACAAGTTAAAGCTGAGGGTTCTGGTGTAACTTTTGACAATGCTCAAGAAACTTACACTGCAAGATACACTCACGAGACTGTAGCTTTAGCGTTTTCAATCACTGAAGAAGCGGTTGAAGACAACTTGTATGACAGACTTGCTAGTAGATATACTAAAGCATTAGCTAGATCTATGGCGAACACAAAACAAGTTAAAGCAGTTAATCCATTGATCAATGGTTTACCAAGTGTAACAACTGGTAAATTCACATCTGGTGATGGATCAAACTTATTCAGTACTTCGCACCCAACAATTGCTGGTACTGTTAAGAACACTTTGACAACTCAAGCTGACTTGAATGAAACTTCATTAGAACAATGTTTAATCGACATTGCTGCAATGACAGACGAAAGAGGTCTAAAAATTGCTGCAAGAGGAGTTAAAATGATTGTTCCTTCTGAACTTCAATTCACAGCTGAGAGATTGATGAAATCTCAAGGTAGAGTTGGAACTGCTGATAATGATATCAACGCAATCGTTTCTATGGGAATGGTTCCTCAAGGTTACAGAGTGAACAATTTCTTAACTGACACAGATGCGTTCTACATTATCACTGATGTACCGAATGGAATGAAATACTTCGAAAGAGCAGCTATCAAAACTGCTATGGAAGGTGATTTCGATACTGGTAACGTTAGATACAAAGCTAGAGAAAGATACTCATTTGGTGTATCTGACTTTAGAGGTATCTTCGGCGTTGAAGGTGCATAATAATTAAATTATTTGAGGCGGGACACAATCCCGCCTCATTTATAATATAGAAAGAAAAAATGACTCAATATAAATACTTAATAAAAATCTTTACAAAATATCTTCAAACAAAATTTGAAATTGAAAGTGATAAAGAAATAAATGATGTTGATGAGCTAAATAAATACATCATTGACTTTCTAGGAAAATCTGATATAAACTGGGAAGAAAATGATTTACAGTAT